ACAAGGCTTACAGAAGTAACGGATGAGGTCTTTGCCTTCCTTTAATTTCTGTTCTTCTAAGCCAAGGACTGCTCCGACACCTTCCAAGGAAAGAGGGAGTCCCATATACGCACTCCATATCATGGAGCAACGCCATGAGCTAGGGTAAAGATATTTTCCGACAGTATCGTCCGGGATACTGTAAGAACAGAAAAGAGAGGGATAGTTTCTTTGAAGCCAAATGGAGATGAAAATTCTCTCGAATGCAGCATTGAACGCCCATTTTATAACAGTATCATCAACAAGTGCCTGTAGGATTTCAGTTGGGATTTTTTCTCCGTTTGCAACATCAATTACAACAACGGGTTCTCCATTGGCGGAATAAGCAAATAGGAGAATGTCAGCATCCGGTGATTCGCTGTATTTATATACACCGCATTTTCCTAAGTCAACACTTGAATAAGTTTCAATATCAATTGATAAAGTCCCAATTTTACGCATTTTGTCACCTTCCTATTAAAAAAATAGTGGCAGCAAGGCGGTTTGCCTTGCCACCACGTGGATACCAATTGTGCCACCAGTTGGTTACGAGTTATTTATGAGAGGAAATCTTCCTCATCAGATGTAGCAAAGTCATCCTCTGCACGAGATTTGCCACCTAAAGGCTCGCCATCACGAATCTTCTGCAAGTTATTTAATCCGCAGGCGATACCTTTATTGCCGTTGGAGTTAAATGCGTAGAAGTTGATAGATGCTCTACCATATACACCAGAGTAAACCTCTGAACGTTCAATGATAGGCTGTCTGTCTGCATCTACGATACCCGGAGCAGTAGCAGAGTTAGCATTTACGAAATAAGCATTCGCATACGCTGCATCGTCTGGTCTTTCCAAATCGCCATCGCGAAGTGGAGTTTTTAATACGGAAAGGGCAGGAACGGTTTTACCATTGCCTTTGAGTTTAGACTCGCCTTCCTCGTAAGCTGCCTGAATAGCTGCCTTAATCTTGTTGATAGTTGCGATATCATCCTTTGGGATGATGAGAGACACGCTGTATTTTGGTGCCCCTCCATTGATAGATTTTGGTTCCCATGCATTCACAAAGGACCATCTGGTATTCACTCCTGTGATTACCTTAGTTGGAATTGTCATATTAGCCATTGTTTTGTCCTCCTAATTTTCTTTGAAATCTTCTTTGGCTGTACTCATTGCCTGTCGTTTGTCTGAGATTGGCACGAGTGTTGGTTTGCCCGGTGGCTTGGCAATTAGTCCACTTAAGAGTTCCTCAAACTTCTTCTTACCGAGAAGTGAGGTCATTGCTGTGATACCGAGAAGTTTCTTCTCGTAAGGGTCAAATCCGTGGTCTTTTACGATGAAAGCCACAGCATCCTCATCGGTGTACTTACGGGTTGACCTTCCTTCGACTACCTTAAAGCCTTCATATTCTGTACCGCTTAAGGCCTGTTGAAGTGCATATTCTTTAATGTCATTAGCCCACGATACCAGCTCGTCCACCTGCGAAAGGATAGCGGCAATTTCTGTATCATTTAGGTTAATAGGCATCTCGAAATCGTATTGTGCCAGCTTTAAATTTTCCTCTGCTCGTTTACGGCAGGTCGCTTTGACACGACAGAACTGGCAATGTTCTCCCGCACTAAATTCGCCCTCGCCATTAAAGGCAAGCTGTGCGGTAGGGGCAAGAACCTCGTCTGCCCACTTAAGTAATTCTTCCTTGGAGATTTCGTGGGTACTTACGTTATCCCTGCGAGGTTGGAAGATGGTCATTTTTACTGTTTGGATATCATATATTCCGTCAAATAACTCCAAGGCACCGAGTGCGTAGCAGAGCATTTGGGAGTTGTTTTCTGCCGATACCAAAACTCCAAGTCCGTGCTTGTAGTCGATTACATGGATTTCGCTATCAGCAACAATGACACAGTCTCCAGTACCGAAACCTTCCGGAACCCATTTGGAGAAGTCCAAGCGTTGCTCGATTAAGATTTCAGGGTCATTGCAGAGTTCCTTTGCAACCGCCAACTGTTCCATAACATAGGAGCAGTATTGGTCGGAGCAGTAATCCATTTCGGTATCGAAGAACTCAAGTGTATCGGTAGGGTCTGTTACATCCCTTCCCAATGCACGTTCTACCTTGTACTGGCAGAGTTCGTGTGCGTCCGTGCCTTGCTGGGCATACGGACTGGATGTATTTTCTTCTGATGCACACAGCTTTGCACTCGGCGGACAGTTAATCCAACGGTGACTGGCTGAGGCAGAGAGTAGTGCGTGTTTAGCCATTGGTAAGTCCCTCCACTTCTTTCACAAGTGATGGATATTCGGATGGATCCAATTTTGTGAGATTATCTACACCACGTTTGGTAATCATTTCTTTTACCTGTTCTCTGAATCCGGCTTTGGATTTTGCAGAGAGAATGGCTCTGACTTCCTCAAGGGTGTATGCCTTTTCAGTTTCTTTCTTAGGAGCTACTTCCTTTTTAGGAAGAGTAGTAGCTTTCGGTTCTTCCTCTGTAACTGCGGAGTAGAAGTCCTTAAGTGCTGTAGCCGCATTCTGTAATGTGTTTCCACAGGCTACGATGTTTTCGCATAAGTCTTTGAGTGCATTGGCGGAAGTTACTAATGCGTTGCCACACTCAATCATGCTGTCGAAGATTGTCGATAATTCTTTCATTTTTCCCATTTTTACTTTCCTCCTACGATGATGAGATTTCCGACTTTGAGGTCGTGCTTGTCGAGTGTCACGTTATAAGGTTGGGATAAACCGAACCCCATAGGTGCGTAATGTGGAAGGACAGTTCCCACTAAAAAGAGTGGATGTTCTTCTTTAATAAGAACTGGAACTGCGATGTTGTTCCACGGATATGCATCTGTGTGACCTAATCTGTGTTTGACATGGATTGTCTTGCCCGTTAGTCCGTATTCTTGGTACATGGCGTTTCTCCTTTTGACATATGATTTTCTGTGATTTTCCGTGCCAGCCTCTTGGTTATCACGCTGATGGCTATAAGCACGTCTGCGAGTTCTTCATCAATTGATGCTTCGATGAATGTTTCCCCGTTGTTAGCTGCCATTTCGACACCACCTTTCCGATTGGCTTTTTGCCTTTCACTATCCTTGGGTCAGCAAATTCCGTTTTGAACGGATTTTTTTTTGACTTTTTTTCAGGAAGTTTTTTGTGGCTTCATTGCCTTTCACTATCCTTGGGTCAACAAATTCCGTTTTGAACGGAACTTTTTTGAAAAAATTTTTTAGGCCGTTTTTTGCTTATAAAAGGAAGAAACTCAAAAACTTTTGATTTTTGAAAAATAAATCCGTTCAAATCACAGTTTCGTGACCCAAGGATAGTGAAGAGAAAAATTCATTATTTTTTAACGAAAGGGGTGAGTTCGGATGGGATAGCTTACAAGAACACAGAAGGGTACTCTGACCCGGTTCCATTTCAGGCATTAGCCAATATGGAAAAGGAAGAGAAGAAGTTTCGACCAATCGTATACATCTGTTCCCCATATTCCGGGGACATAGAGGGAAACACGATAAAGGCTCGAAAGTACAGCAGATTTGCTGTTGATAGCGGTGCATTGCCGATAGCACCACACTTATTACTTCCTCAATTTATGGATGAAAAGACAGAAAGAAATCTCGCAATGCAGATGGATATGATTCTGCTTGCTCATTGTATGGAGTTGTGGGTGTTCGGTTCTTTCATATCAAAAGGAATGGAAGCAGAGATTGCGAGAGCAAAACAAAGAAGAATGACAATCCGTTATTTCACGGAGGATTTGAAGGAGGAAGAAAGATGCAGATAACAATTTACAATGCGACCTGCGTTGGAAATGCGAAGAACTGCACCTACCCACAAAAATGTGTGGTCACGGATGCAGACAGTCTGATGGAAGCAGTAAAGTTCGACCACGTTTGTGCTGAATATACGAAGAATTACAGAAACGTCAGTAACTTCGTGCAGTCGGATGTGGTGGTTATGGACCTTGATAATGACCATTCAGATAACCCGGCAGATTGGGTAACAGCAGAAATGTTGGATGAGATGATGCCGGACATTTCCTATGCTATAGCACCAAGCCGCCACCATATGCTGGCAAAAGACGGTCAGGCTCCAAGACCGAAATATCACGTTTACTTCCCAATTGGTGTATGTCAAAACGCAGAAGATTACGCAGCGTTAAAGAGAGCCATCCATAAAGCATTCCCGGTATTCGATGGAAATGCCCTTGATGCGGCTCGCTTTATTTATGGTGCTGACTGTACTGAGGTCGAGTGGCATGAAGGCTGGGTAACGATTGATGAAGAAGTACAGATTGAAGAAGAGGAAGAGGATACAGCCACAGGCGGTGTTATCCAAGCAGGTACGAGAAACAATACCCTTTCCCGTTTTGCGGGCAGAGTAGTGAAACGCTACGGAGCAACGGATAAGGCACACGGAATTTTCCTCGAAGAAGCTGAAAAGTGCGACCCGCCATTATCGGACGAGGAGCTTCAGACCATTTGGTATAGTGCTGTGAAATTTGCAAAGAAGATACAGGGGCAGGACGGATATGTTCCGCCGGATGATTACAACGATGATTTCGGTGATGGAGAGGGTGATTCCTTAAAGCCGGATGATTATTCCGATGTGGGGCAGGCTCGTGTGCTTTGTAGGGAGTACGGGGATGAACTTAAGTTTACTGCTGCCACAGACTTTATTCGTTTTGACGGAGAAGTGTGGGTGGAAGATAAGCAGATGGCGGTTGGTGCCTGCGTGGAATTTTTAGACCTTCAGCTTGCAGATGCCAACGATGAACTGGAAAAGGTAAGAAAGCAACTCATTGATGCAGGCATTGCCGAGTCCACCGTAAAGGCAGGCTCAAAGGCGGTAGCAAAGGAAGTAGAAGGAGACCAGCTTGGTCTGTTTTATGCGTTGCTTGCGGCTGAAAAGTACATGGCTTTTACGATGAAACGCAGAGATTACAAGTACATTACTTCGGCTCTGAATGTGGCAAAGTCGATGGTTACCATTAAGGTTTCGGACCTTGATAAAAACCCGGTTCTTCTTAACACACCGTATGCCACCTACAACTTGGAAAAGGGAATGGCGGGAGTACAGCCACATGACCCATTCGACCTTATTACAAAAATTACGGAAGTATCTCCGGGGGATGAGGGGATGGATATCTGGCTTGAGGCTCTTGATACATTCTTCTGCGGTGATCAGGAACTCATCGAATATGTACAGATGGTTATTGGTCTTGCAGCAATCGGCAAGGTGTATGAGGAGTTCATCATCATTGCCTACGGGGACGGAGCAAATGGTAAGTCTACCTTCTGGAACACCATTGCTCGTGTGCTTGGAACATATAGCGGGAAGATTTCATCAGACATTCTCACGATGGGAAACAAGGTAAATGCACAGCCGGAAATGGCGGAGCTTAAGGGCAAAAGACTCATCATCGCATCCGAGATGCAGGAAGGTGTGCGTCTTAACACGGCTATGGTAAAGCAGCTCTGTTCCACAGATGAGATACAGGCGTGTAAGAAATACAAGGACCCCTTCCATTTTATGCCCGCCCATCAAGTCGTGCTGTACACTAACCATTTACCTCGTGTCGGAGCCAATGATGACGGTATTTGGAGACGATTAAAGGTCATTCCGTTCAACGCAAAAATCAAGGGTAATTCAGATATCAAAAATTATGCTGATTATCTTTTTGAGAATGCCGGTCCCGCAATTATGAAGTGGATTATCGAAGGTGCAGAGAAGGTAAGTAAAGCAAACCATAAGGTGGCTGACCCGAAGGTCGTAAGAGATGCGGTTGAAGCCTACCGTGAGGACAACGACTGGCTTGGACACTTTATTGCCGAGTGCTGCGAAGTGGATGATTCCTTTGAGGAAAAGTCAGGGGAGTTCTATCAGCAGTATCGTGCTTACTGCATTCAAAACGGAGAGTATATCCGCAGTACCACGGACTTTTATTCTGCCATTGATAAAGCAGGGTTCTTCAGACACAAGACCAGTAAGGGTGTGATGGTGCATGGCGTGAAACTCAAAATGGGAAATGATTTCATTTAACTTTTGAGAGTGCAGGTCGGTGCAAGTCAATTCTTAACTTTTTGTGGTTGGCTTACATTTTCACAAATCCTTTATTTAAGCCATTTGTGTAGGTCGTGTACCTCTATTCCTAAAGTTACTTATAGAGATAAAAATTTAAAAAAAATTGATATAAGGGGAGTTTAGGAAATGAGGTGCTAGACCTGCACACTTTGAAAATTTGATGGAGGTTTGCGATGCGAGAGAAACAGATTGAAAAGAAGTTAATTGCGGAAGTCAAAAAGCGTGGTGGCATTTGTCCTAAGTGGGTGTCCCCAGGATTTGATGGGGTTCCAGACCGCATTGTCTTACTGCCGGGGATGAAGATTGCTTTTGTGGAAGTAAAGGCTCCGGGGGAAAAGCCAAGACCCTTGCAGGTTTCAAGACACAAGCTACTTCGCAGATTGGGTTTTCGTGTGTACGTCCTAGATAACGAAAGTGAGATTGGAGGAATGATTGATGAAATACAATCCACATAAATACCAACGATTCTGTATTGAATTTATAAAAAATAATCCCATGGCAGCAATCCTGCTTGATATGGGTATGGGAAAGAGTAGTATCACTCTTACTGCCATCATGGAACTGATGTATGACAGCTTTGAAGTGTCAAAGGTTCTTATCATTGCACCCCTTCGTGTGGCAAAGCATACATGGAGCGGAGAAATAGAAAAGTGGGAACACCTAAACGGATTACGTTATTCCATTGTGGTGGGAAGTGCAGCACAACGAAAGAAAGCACTACAGAAGGATGCAGACATTTATATTATCAACCGTGAAAATGTGCCGTGGCTGATAGAACAGAGTGGAGAGCCATTCGATTATGACATGGTTGTGATTGATGAGTTGTCCTCTTTTAAGAACTGGCAGTCCAAGAGATTCCGTTCTCTTATGAAGGTGAGACCATTGGTAAAACGAATGGTAGGTCTTACGGGAACACCATCCTCAAACGGGATGATGGACTTGTTTGCAGAATACAAGGTGCTTGATATGGGTGCAAGACTTGGAAGATTCATCGGACAGTATCGTTTGAATTATTTTAAGCCAGACCGCATGAATGGACCTGTGGTGTATTCCTACAAGCTGTTACCGGGAGCAGAGGAGAAGATATACGAAAAGATTGATGATATCACAATCTCCATGAAAGCAACCGACTACTTGGAAATGCCGGAACTTATCAGTTCGGAATATCCAGTCTACCTTAGTGCAAGTGAACTGGATACATACGAGGAAATGAAAAAAAACCTTGTCTTAAATCTCCCAGAAGGAGAAATTACAGCATCCAACGCTGCATCCCTTTCAGGAAAACTGTCGCAGATGGCTAACGGTGCGGTTTATACCGATGATGAAAGCTACATCGAATTTCACGATAAGAAGCTCGATGCCTTGGAAGATATCATCGAGGCAGCAAACGGTCAGCCGCTTATGGTTGCGTACTGGTACAAGCATGACCTTATCCGTATTGAGAAAAGATTAAATGCCTTGGGAGTGAAGTATCAGCGTTTGGATACAGATGCATCCATTGAAAAGTGGAATAAAGGAGAACTTCCCGTGGCTCTTGTGCATCCGGCATCGGCTGGACACGGCCTTAATCTTCAAAGTGGTGGTTCGACCCTCGTATGGTTTGGAATTACATGGTCGTTGGAATTATACCAACAGACAAACGCCCGTCTGTATAGACAAGGTCAGACGGCAAGTTGTGTAAAAATCATTCACCTTATATCCAAGGGTACGATTGATGAACGAATCATAAAAGCATTGTCTGAAAAGGACAATACACAGGCAGCTTTAATCGATGCGGTTAAAGCAGATGTAAATCAATGACAATCAAAGACAATCAGAGTCAATCCAAGGGAAATAAAAATTTTCGGAGGTATTGATAATGCAAGGTAGTAATACAGAGGATCCATACACAGGACTTGCGAATGCGATTATATTGCAGGCTGTGAAGGATTACAGAGATGCCAATAAGCGATTATCCCGTGGAAGGGCAAATAAGGATGCGGAAATAAAGAAACAGGAAATATTAAATTTCTTCCGTTCCGACTGGTTTGGTGTTCTTACAGAAATCGACCCCGAAATGCTGATTCGTAAATTAGATGAGGAGGTTGGAGCATGACAGCAAGAGAATATTTAAGCCAAGCCTACCGCTTGACGAACAGAATAAAATTAATCAAGTCCAGAATTGTGGAAATGAGGGAATTGGCATCTAGCGTTTCCTCTCCCGGATTTGAAGAGCATTATAATGCAAGCAGAAATACGGATGCCCCTTTTGTAAGGGCATTTGAAAAAATATCGGTCTTAGAGGACGAACTAGAAGAACGATTGTTGCTTCTACTGAATTTGCAGACGCAGATAGAGGAGGTTATTGCAACAATAGACGATGTGGATTTGCAGATGGTACTTACTTACCGATATTTGAAAAGCCGTAGCTGGTATAAGATTGGCGAGGAGTTGTGTGTGGATGAAAGAACAGCACGTAGGTGGCATGATAAGGCAGTAGCAAGGGTTGTTGTACCAGAAAATGCAATAAAAATATAAAAAACGCCGTAAATGTCCGGGTTTGTCCGACAATGCCCAACTCCCTTATGTGATATTGTTATACTAGCGAAAAGGATAATAGAACAGCCTTCATGGTGGTAGCCCCACTGTGAGGGCTTTCTTTATGCCTTGGTATAGGAGGTGAGTAGGATGCCCAAGAAACCAAAGCGTCCGTGTTCCAAGCCGGGATGCCCGAACCTTACTGATGGTAGGTTCTGTGAGCAACACCAAAGGGAAGAGAACAAACGCTACGAGACTTACGACAGAGACAAAGCTGCTGTAAACCGTAGGTACGGACGAGTGTGGAAAAGGATAAGGGATTCTTATGTGAAGAGCCACCCTGTGTGTGAGAAGTGTTTGGAGAAAGGACTGTACGTTCCTGTGGAAGAAGTACATCACATCAAACCTTTAGCAGACGGTGGAACTCATGACAGAAGCAACCTTATTTCTTTATGTAAGTCTTGCCATTCAAGAATCCACGCAGAACGAGGAGACCGTTGGCATAAAAGCAGCGGGTAGGGGGAATCGACTTCTCTACAGCTAATATAGTGTGCAACGGGGTGGGGGTCACACGCGCATTTTATAGAAATCAAACAGGGTATTAAACCCCCAATCGTTAGAAAGTGAGGAAAGCATGGCAAAAGACGGAACAAACCGTGGCGGAGCCCGTGTAGGAGCAGGTCGAAAGTCCAAGGCTTTGGTAGACAAAATGAATGATGGACAGTCAGCTACCGTCATTTCATTGCCAGACCCGCCAACATTTACAGGCGAGGATGTTCCGCCAATCAAAGATTATTTAACATCCAAACAGAAAGCTGGCAAAGACCTCTGTGCAGCAGAGGTGTACAAGGAAACTTGGAACTGGCTGAAGGAGAGAGGCTGTGAGAGGCTCGTGAACATACAGCTTATAGAACAGTATGCAATGAGCGTGTCCCGTTGGATTCAATGTGAGGAATGTATCAGCGAATTTGGATTCCTTGCAAAGCACCCAACCACAGGAAATGCCATAGCCAGTCCGTATGTTGCAATGTCGCAACAGTACATGAAACAAGTGAACCAGATTTGGTATCAGATTTTTCAAGTGGTAAAGGAGAACTGCTCGGTAGAATTTTCCGGGGCAACACCACAGGACGATGTGATGGAAAGACTCCTTCGTACACGGAAAGGAATGTAAGATGATTGAAAAAGTAAATCCAAGCCATCCTGACAAGGTGGCTGACAGAATAGCAGGAGCCATTGTTGATTTGGCGTATGAAACAGAAGAAAATCCAAAGATTGCAGTTGAGGTCTTAATCGGACATGGTGTGTGCCATGCGATTATTGAAACCACCGCTCATATTGATGAGGAAACAGTAAAGCAGGCAATCAAGCGTATTGCCGGAGAGGTAAAAGCAGACATCGTAATTGTTCCACAGGATGAACACTTGTCACGCAACCAATCGGTAGAGGTTCGTTGCGGGGATAACGGCATCTTTAAAGGTATGCCTCTGACAAAGGAACAGAGAACATTGTCTGAAATTGCCCGTGAGATTTACGAGGAGTATCCAACCGATGGAAAATACATCCTCAATGGTAGCAGACTTATCATCTGTCAGAGCAACGCAGACAGAACTAAGCTGGAAGAGAAATACAGCTTTGCAGAAGTAAATCCTATCGGTGACTGGACTGGTGGCACGGATGTAGACACAGGTGCTACCAATAGAAAGTTAGGCTCTGATATGGCTGATGCCGTAACAGGCGGTGGACTTCATGGAAAGGATTTGTCGAAGGCAGATGTTTCACTTAACATCCACGCATTCTTAAAAGCACAGCAAACGGGAAAGCCTGTGGAAATCTGCTGTGCAATCGGAGATGTGATGATAGGCGGTATTCCTTATGTAGAGATTGTAGAAGAAGCGAGAGCGTTTATTCGTTCCATCGGTGGCTTTGAGAAGTTTGCCGAATGGGGATTGTATTAAGAGGTGGAGTATGCAGACAACAACAGAAATGAAACTTGTATCAATTGACAAATTGATACCTTATGTGAATAATGCCCGCACTCATAATGCAGAGCAGATTAACAAACTTCGTGCTTCCCTTCGAGAGTTCGGTTTTATCAATCCCGTCATTATTGATGGGGATTACAATATTATTGCCGGACATGGAAGAGTGATGGCAGCGAAAGAGGAGCATATTGAGGAAGTTCCGTGTGTTTTTGCAGACCATCTTACCCCGGCACAGAAGAAAGCATATATCCTTGCTGACAACAGAATGGCACAGGATGCAGGTTGGGATGAAGAACTCTTGCGTATCGAAATCGAAGCATTACAGGCAGAGGCTTTCGATGTTGGTCTTACAGGCTTTGAGGAGCAGGAAATTGCAGACCTCTTTGCATCGGAAGATGATAATGTGGAAGATGATGATTTCGATTTGAACGAGGCACTTGAAAAAGCTGCCTTTGTAAAAAGAGGAGATGTATGGCAGGTAGGCAGACACAGACTCATGTGCGGCGATGCCACAAGTGAGGAAGATGTGGCTATCCTTATGGATGGGAAGAAAGCAAACCTTATTGTGACGGACCCACCATACGGTGTTTCCTTTAAAAGTTCCGATGGGCTTACCATTCAGAACGACAGTATCAAAGGCGAGGAATTTTACAATTTCTTATTACAGGCATTTCAGAACGTGGCAGCACATCTTGAAAAAGGTGGAGCTGCTTATATTTTTCACGCAGATACAGAAGGTCTTAATTTCCGCAAGGCATTTCAGGATGCAGGATTCCATTTGGCAGGATGCTGTATCTGGGTTAAGAACTCTCTGGTGCTTGGACGTTCTGATTATCAGTGGCAACATGAGCCAGTATTATATGGTTTCCTGAAAAATGGAAAACATCCGTGGTATTCAGACCGTTCACAGACAACCATCTGGAACTTCGATAAGCCAAAGAGAAACAAGAACCATCCGACTTCAAAGCCGCTTGATTTGCTTGCGTATCCAATTGGCAATTCGAGTCAGGCAAATGGAATTGTAGTAGATACATTCGGTGGTAGTGGTTCAACACTTATGGCTTGTGAGCAGACCAACCGCATCTGTCATACGATGGAACTGGATGAAAAGTACGCATCTGTAATTCTTCGCAGATATGTGGAGGACACAGGAGATGCAGATAACGTGTATGTCATCCGTGATGGAGAGCAGATTCCATACTCTGCTTTGGTAGTAGAAGTGGAGGGTATTGATGAATAGAAATTTAACGCTTGGCAGCCTTTTTGATGGCTCGGCAGGATTTCCTCTAGGAGGCTTGATTTCCGGCATAACCCCAATGTGGGCATCGGAGATTGAGCCTTTTCCTGTTCGTGTCACAACAAAGAGACTGCCTCAGATGGAACATTTGGGAGACATCACTTCTCTTAAGGGAAGTGAACTTACTCCCGTTGATATTATAACTTTCGGAAGTCCCTGTCAGGATATGTCGGTGGCGGGAAAAAGAGATGGCTTGGGCGGTTCTCGTTCAAGTCTTTTTTATGAAGCAATCAGAATCATTAAAGAAATGAGGGAGGCAACCAATGGAAAATGTCCAAGATTTATCGTCTGGGAGAACGTCCCAGGAGCATTCTCCAGTAACAAAGGAGAAGACTTCCGTGCAGTCCTCGAAGAAATCTGCAAAGTCAAAGACGAGCAAGTGTCTGTTCCTAAACCTTCGAAGTGGGAAAACGCAGGAGAAATCTTGGGAGATGGTTACTCAGTCGCATGGAGATTATTCGATGCACAGTTTTGGGGAGTACCCCAACGAAGAAAACGTATCTACCTTGTCGCAGATTTTGCAAGTGGGTGTGCAGGAAAAATATTATTTGAGTCAGAAAGCGTGTCTGGGTATTCTTCGAAGAGCAGAAAGCCGTGGGAAAAAGCTGCCGGAGATTCTTCAGAAGGCATTGGAGAAACAAGCGGCACAGGCTTAATGTTTGAGAATCATAGTCAGGACACGAGATACACCGGTCCCTTGGAAGTAGCACAGACTGTTTCGTCTACCTATGGAACGGGTGGGAATAATCAGCCTTTTGTTGTGGAAACACCAAAGGCATACGGCATTTGTGCCAAGGAGAGCAACTCCATGAAATCGGATAATCCGAATAGTGGATTTTATGAAGCTGATACGGCTCGTTGCTTGGATGCCAATGGTGGAAATCCATCTTGCAACCAAGGCGGTATGGCTGTGGTTTCATTACAAGGTTCTATGATTGGTAGAAAGGATGAGAACGGTCCCCAAGGAGATGGAATTGGAGAGGATGTCTCATTCACATTAAATACAGTTGATAAACACGCAGTTGTTTATGCCATTGACAGAGAGGCTTTTAACTGTGGTCAGAATTTTGCGAGAGTTCCGGGCATTACGGATGATGGGATTAATTCCACATTAAATGCACAGGGACCGAGTGCAGTAGCTGTTCCAACTTACAGTTCGAGTAAAGCATCGTTCTTTACTTCGGCTGATGAGGAACTTGCAAACACGCTTGTGGCTACGGATTATAAAGACCCACCGATTGTAAATGATGTAAGAACAGCATCGGGCAAGGAAGTATTTGGAACTCTTGCAGCAAGTATGGGGGAAAAGCAATGGCTAGGTAACCAAGAGGCATTCAGCGGTGATTATCACATCGTTGAGCCAGAGTATATTGTCAGAAGGCTCACTCCAACAGAGTGTGCGAGATTACAAGGATTTCCTGATTGGTGGTGCGATGATCTGGAAACAGAGAATCCGACCAAAGAGGAGATTGCTTGGTGGAAGAATGTATTTTCTGTTCATGCGAAAGCAATGGGCAAGAAGATAAAACCGAAAACAGACAGCCAGATTATCAAATGGCTCAAGAATCCACATTCCGATTCTGCGGAATATAAGATGTGGGGTAACGGTGTAGCCTTACCGAATGTGGTATTCGTATTGTCCGGCATAAGCCATTATGCCAAATGTGAGTAGGTACAAAAATAAAATTTTAGGAGGATAAGAATATGGCAGTTAGTGGATGGCAGGTTAACCTGTCTGGAAAGAAGATTCCAATCTATAAAATGAATGATAACGGAAGTTGCAGTTCTACAAAGATTGGAAATATTACAAAGAATGAATGTTTCGTGGAAGGTACAGTTCCGGGAACAGGATGGGAAGGCGTTGATGCTCCAGCAGTAATTCTTGACTCTAATCACAATATGGTTATGGGTGTTTTCCCAGAAGAGTATTGGGGTTGTGAGTTCGGTGATTTTGCTGATTATGCTTCCAACGGTACTTCTTGGGTAGAAGTAAGCACAAGAAAGCGTAAAGTACAGTATGCTACAAGAGCATATTATGCTGACGGTTCTAAGTGTTGCGACTTACCTGCAGGTTCTTATGTATGGTTAACTTCAAACTGTACAAGAGGACAGAGCAACAAGAACTACTGTGCTGTAGAGAAGGTTCAGACCAAAGCAGGAAAGACTTATACTTTCCAGGGCTGTGGTTTCATCGACTTAACCTACGGTGGCAGATGGGTAAATGTTGGTAGCATTCTTTTAAGAAAAGCGTAAGCCTTAAATGAGTAGACGGGAGTGGAGTTTTCCACTTCCGTTTTTCACATATTCCCTATGTACTATGCACAAATTATGTGGGAAATATTCGTGTGGTATTCTACACAATTTATCTCATATAATCGTTGCTATTACACCGATAGTACGGGAATATGTGTACTACCAAAAGAATAGGAGGTACGCAACATGGTACTACATTTTAATGTAAGCGGAGAAGACCGCAAGAGAATGGTAAAAGCCATTGAAAAGGAACTCGGTGTTAAAGCCAAATACCTCGGAGTTCCATCCTGTGCATACCAAATCGACATTTTTACGGTTGAAAAGGATGGCACACTTTCATGGGACGACATAAACGATGCCGACCCGGCAGGAATTGAAAAGAGCAGCAGAGTGGTTGATGCTTGTGTTATGGAAACAGGCAACTCCCCAACAGAGTGGGATGAAAACACAGAAGAGGATGTTCTTACCATCTCAATTCCGAAGGATGGTTTTACGCAGGAGGCAATCGACAACCTTCTGAAAATCCTTGAGAGCAAAGGAAGATTGTTCAGCAGTGCATTTAAAAAGCAGAGCCTTACGATTAACGTGACGGATGACAAAATTGAGTTCCCTTGGTTTTCCAATATGGATCCAGAGCGGGTGCAGACATACACAAAGTTCATTACAGCCATTTGTGAGATGGCAAAGAATCAGAAACGTATTACTGCAAAGCCAAGAGAAGATGAGAATGAGAAATACGCATTCCGCTGTTTCCTTCTGAGGCTTGGATTCATCGGTGATGAATTTAAGGCGGACAGAAAAATTTTGCTTGAGAATTTAGACGGTTCTTCAGCATTCAAAACACAGAAGGAGGAACAGTAAGCATGATGTTTCCAAGCAGAGAAATCGTAGAACAGGTTAGAAAAGAATACCCAGTAGGGACTAGAGTGGAGCTGGTGCGAATGGATGATGTCCAAGCACCGCCCATCGGAACAAAAGGAACAGTAAGGGGTGTGGATGATACGGCATCCATTATGGTTTCTTGGGATAACGGAAGTAGCCTTCATGTAGTTTACGGAGAGGATGCTTGCAAAAAACTGGACGCTGTAAAAATTACTTGCTACGGCAAGGAAGAAACGTGGGATTCCAGACAAGAGGCTGCCGATTTTTATTTAAAGGCAATAGCGGGTTCGGAAGGAAGTGAGTGTGAACGATACACCAAGATTTACACGGAACTTTTGATGGGATTAACCACCTGCACGGACGAGGAATAACCACCATAATGTACACAAATTAGAGTGTGTATCTTTGTGTAGTAGTCGTATTGATAATATCTGCATAGTACGGGAATATGTGTACACCGAAAGGGAAAACACATAAAACGGAGGCAGACAATGAACGAAAAAATTGCAAGACAGATTGAGGAAATGAAAAAACAGACCATTGGGGTTGAGGTTGAGATGAACAACATCACAAGAGAAAAGGCAGCAAAACTTGCAGCCGGATTTTTTGGAACAAGCCGATACGAATACACAGCAAGAAGAAACGGTTACGAAACATGGTCAGCTTGGGACGGACAGGGCAGAGAATGGAAATTCCAAAGAGACGTAAGCATTTCAGGAATTGACAGCGAAAAATGCGAATTGGTAACCCCAATCCTTACCTACGCAGACATTGAAAATTTGCAGGAACTCATCCGAATCCTTAGAAAGAACGGAGCAAAAAGCGACCCAACAAGAGGATGCGGAGTACACATTCACATCGGAGCAAAAGGGCATACCCCACAGAGCCTTAGAAACTTGGCAAACATTATGGCAAGCCACGAAAGACTTTTAGCGGATGCCTTAAAACTGGACAGCTACAGAATGAACCGATACTGCAAAACAGTAGACCCACGATTCTTGGAGCAGGTAAACAGAAGAAAGCCAAAAACGATGGCGGCACTTGCAGACATTTGGTACAACAGCAACGGAGCAAGCTACGGCAGAAATCAGCATTACAACGACAGCCGATACCATATGCTTAACCTTCACGCAACTTTTACAAAGGGAACGGTTGAGTTTAGACTTTTCCAATTTGAAGCACCTTCAAACGGAAAGCAGAACGGCTTACACGCAGGACAGCTTAAAGCCTACATTCAGCTTTGCCTAGCACTCAGCCAGCTTGCCAAAGAGGTACGTTCAGCAAGTGCAAAACCACAGCAGACCGAGAATCCTAAATACGCAATGAGAACTTGGCTCCTTCGCCTTGGATTCATCGGAGACGAATTCAAAACAGCAAGAGACCTTTATACAAAGAGACTTGACGGAGATACAGCTTTCCGAAGAGGGCGAGTGGCTTGAAGAGAATAGCCACAAGCCTGCCTTGACCGCCACGGCGGTCTTAAGGTGGTAGAAGGGTACTAACCCAAGAAAGGAAGGAAAGCAAATGAAACGATATTATTTAGCCTATGGTAGCAACTTGAATGTAGCACAGATGAGATTTAGATGCCCTAATGCAAGGGTGGTTGGAACAGCAGTTATTGAGGATTACGAACTTTTATTCAAAGGTAGTAAGTCAGGTTCCTACCTTACCATTGAGCCGAAGGAAGGTTCAAGCGTACCCGTTGCAGTTTGGTCGGTGGAAGAAAGTGACGAGGCTGCACTTGACCGATACGAAGGTTTCCCAACCTTTTATTACAAAAAGGAAATGCAGATTGTGGTTAAGGGGATAAAGAGCAAAAAGGAACGATTGCGAGACGCTTTCGTTTACATCATGCATGAGGACAGACCTTTTGGAATTCCGGCTTGGAACTACGTGCAGACCTGCATTACAGGATATAACACCTTTAATTTCGACCAAAGCCTACTGATGAAGGCAATCAGAAAAAGCAGAAAGGAGCTTGGAATATAATGAAAACAAACAACATCACTAGAATTCAAATTTGCCCTTTCTGTGGCAATTCATATCGAGGAGTGCCTGCTACTTCGAGGAGGGACGGTAAAACGCCAATTTGCCCCGACTGTGGAACGAGAGAGGCTCTTGAAAGCATAGGAGTTTCCAAAGAAGAGCAGGATTCCATACTGGAGACGATTCATCAATGCGAGGCACGGCACTCATAATATACACAATTTAAGTACCGAATGATTGTGTAGTAGTGGTATGGATAATATGTACTTTCAGAGTTAATATGTGTACTACCAAAAGGGAAAACAACACAGACGGAGGTACAAAATGGAATTTACAACAAGAGAAACTTTAGAAACAAATTTATACGGATGCCTTAATTCGGCGGTTCTGGACTTCGGTGACAACGTAATCACAGTATTGGAGCATTGCTTTGAAGGAATTATTGTTACGATTTACGAATTGGTGGAAACGCCGGAAGAAACAGGCCTTGCAAGATGCGAGTGCAGACTTTCAAGAATTGCGGTCAACAAGGGATTTGAGGACACAGGACACGCGGTTGCATGGGCATTGAATGAATTGAAATAAAAGAATAAAGGATTTGAGCCGAGAGGCTCTTTTCCACGTTATGGAAGACTCGAAAGGGTCTTTTTTTAATGCATATATGGAGGTGGAGAATTGAGAAAACTTAAAAAGTATGTTCCTACCAAGTTTAAAGCCAAGGACTCCATCTACGATAAGGAGGCGGCTGATTTTGTGGTTGCCTTTATTGAGCAGTTGAAACACACAAAAGGTGAGTTCTACAATCAGCCTTTTGAACTGATTGATTGGCAGGAACAGATAATCAGAGATATTTTTGGAACACTAAAACCAGACGGTTATCGACAATTTACGACAGCATATATAGAAGTACCTAAAAAATGTGGCAAGTCAGAATTGGCGGCTGCCATTGCATTATATATGCTTTGTGCCGATGGGGAGCAGAGAGCCGAAGTGTACGGCTGTGCTGCTGATAGAGACCAAGCCTCGCTTGTATTTGACGTGGCGTGTGACATGGTTCGTCTTAGTCCGGCTCTTATGAAAAGGTGTGATTTAAGACCAAGTAGAAAGACTATCGGTTTCGGTCCCACGAACAGTTCCTACAAAGCATTATCAGCCGATGTCGCTGGCAAATCGGGTGTAAACGTTAGTTGCCTCGTGTTTGATGAGTTGTGGGTACAGAAAGACCGTAAGTTCTTTGACATGATGACAAAGGGAACATCGGATGCGAGAAGAAATCCTCTGCACTTTATTATTACGACAGCCGGAAATGATACGAACAGCATCTGCTATGAGTTACATCAAAAGGCTGTGGATATTTTGGAAGGCAGAAAGGTTGACCCTACATTTTATCCTGTTATTTATGGTGCAGACCAAGAGGATGACTGGACAGACCCGGAAGTATGGAGAAAGGCAAATCCAAGTCTTGATATCACAATCGGTATTGAGAAGGTGCAAGCTGCCTGCGATAGTGCAAAGCAGAATCCGGGAGAAGAGAATGCGTTTCGACAGCTTCGATTGAATCAGTGGGTAAAACAGGCTGTCCGTTGGATGCCAATGGATAAGTGGGATGCGTGTGCAGAAATCATACGAGAGGAAGATTTGGAAGGAAGAGTTTGTTATGGTGGCTTGGACTTATCAAGTACCACCGACCTTACATCCTTTGTGCTTGTGTTCCCACCACTTGATGCAGATGATAGGTACATCGTTTTACCATATTTTTGGGTTCCCGAAGACACGCTCGACCTTCGTGTTCGAAGAGACCATGTCCCCTATGACATTTGGGAGAGAGATGGCTATTTGCAGACTACGGAAGGAAACGTGGTTCATTATGGTTTTATAGAGAAATTCATCGAGCAGCTTGGAGAAAAGTTTAATATCCGAGAAATTGCATTTGACCGTTGGGGAGCAGTACAGATGGTTCAGAACTTAGAGGGAATGGGATTTACAGTTGTTCCGATGGGGCAGGGGTTTGCATCAATGTCCCCACCTACCAAGGAACTTATGAAATTAACCTTGGAGAAGAAACTGGCTCACAACGGACATCCAGTTCTCCGTTGGAACATGGATAACATTTATATCCGTAACGACCCGGCGGGAAATATTAAGGCTGACAAAGCCAAATCCACAGAGAAGATTGACGGTGCCATTGCAACGATTATGGCACTTGATAGAGCAATCCGCTGTGGGAATGACACAGGTTCAAGTGTCTATGATACACGAGGGTTGCTTGTGTTTTAGCTGCAACCGTGCATAACACAGAACGGTTAAACATTACTTCCAACCGTAGGTTGTATGCAGCTTACATCAATTTTGCTGTGTCAACGACATCCACGCTTTTTCGTGTTATACTGACCTCATCATAAGAAACGGAGGTCGATTTTATGGCGAAAATTAAAGTGGAGTTCTATCATGAGTGTTATGATTTGGCAAAGAAAATAATGGAAGGAAGTATGGAGATTGAGGATGCTGTACGAAAACTGTATGAGATTGGGATGTCTCCCAATTCTGCAAGACACTATTTAAGAAGTGTCAGAGCAATGCTCGTTGGTGACAGATTCACGGCTACAATCAATAATACGGCATTATCCTATTTTCTCACACAGATTTATACAGAATATGGAGCGGATGGTTTGAGAAAAGCACTTAATTCGGTGAGGGAATATTTGGAGTATCAGAAAGATAAAAATGGTTTGCCGGGAACAAGAATGATATACGAGGATTTTTTTGAAATCTTATAGAATGGTTGCAGGAGCATCTATCAGAAATGGTAGGTGCTTTTATTATGCCAATTTTTATGGAAGGAGAAAATGAATGGGACTTTTTAATGGAATATTCAAGTCGAGGGATAAACCCACGAACCGAACAGCAGGAAGTGCGTACAGCTTTTTCTTGGGTAGTTCGACAAGTGGGAAGAAGGTAAATGAACGTACTGCAATGCAGATGACAGCAGTTTATTCATGCGTGAGAATTTTATCAGAAGCGGTAGCGAGTCTGCCACTTCATTTTTATGAGTACAGGGAAGATGGTAGCAAAGCAAAGGCTACGGAGCATCCCCTGTATTTTTTGTTGCATGATGAACCAAATCCAGAGATGTCATCCTATACATTTCGTGAAGTGCTTATGACCCACCTTTTGCTGTGGGGCAATGCATACGCACAGATTATCAGAAACGGCAAGGGAGAAGTGGTGGCTCTGTATCCGCTTATGCCAGATCGAATGAGCGTGGACAGAGATGAGAAAGGACAAATCTATTATCAGTATTACATGACAGTAGATGATGCACCAACCAATAAAGGCAAATGGGTATCCCTTGCATCAACGGATGTACTTCATATTCCGGGATTAGGCTTTGACGGACTTGTAGGATACAGTCCGATTGCAATGGCTAAAAATGCCATCGGCATGGCGATTGCCTGTGAGGAGTATGGAGCCAAGTTCTTTGCCAACGGTGCTGCACCAAGTGGTGTACTTGAGCATCCGGGAACAATCAAAGACCCATCAAGGGTAAGAGAAAGTTGGACGCAGACCTTTGGCGGTAGTTCCAACGCAAACAAAGTAGCTGTTTTGGAAGAGGGAATGAAGTACACACCAATTTCCATCAGCCCGGAACAGGCACAGTTCCTCGAAACGAGGAAGTTCCAAATCAATGAAATTGCTCGAATTTTCAGAGTTCCACCACACATGGTTGGAGACCTTGAGAAGTCGAGCTTTTCTAATATTGAGCAACAGTCATTGGAGTTCGTGAAATACACGCTTGACCCTTGGATTTGTCGATGGGAGCAGGCAATGTTGCGTTCTTTACTGACGGCTCAAGAGAAAAAGAAGTATTTTATCAAATTTAACATTGACGGGCTTCTTCGAGGTGACTATCAGAGCCGTATGAATGGCTATGCCATTGGCAGACAGAACGGATGGATGAGTGCAAACGATATCCGTGAGTTAGAAAACCTCGACAAAATCCCTGCTGAACTTGGTGGAGATTTATATCTCATCAATGGAAACATGACCAAGTTGGAAGATGCAGGTATTTTTGCGAAAGGCTCGGAAGGTAGAGAGGAGGAAAACCATGAAGAAGTTTTGGAACTGGAAGAATCAGACTCAGACGGAGAACAGTCCGGCGGAGAGAACGCTGTTTCTGAACGGAACAATCGCAGAGGAAAGCTGGTTCGATGATGATGTCACACCACAGCTTTTCAAGGATGAACTGAACGCAGGAGAAGGTGACATCACGGTGTGGATTAACAGTCCCGGTGGTGATTGCGTGGCGGCAGCTCAAATCTACAATATGCTTTCCAATTACAAAGGCAAGGTCACAGTCAAGATTGACGGTATTGCAGCGAGTGCGGCATCGGTGATTGCTATGGCAGGAAAAGAAGTGCTTATGTCACCCGTTTCCATGCTTATGATTCACAATCCTATGACCATTGCAATGGGTGACCATGCAGAGATGCAGAAAGCCATTGATATGCTTGCCGAGGTTAAGGAGTCCATCATTAACGCTTATGTGTTAAAGACAGGTCTTTCAAGAGCCAAGCTGTCACACCTTATGGATTCGGAAACTTGGATGAATGCCAATAAGGCGGTGGAACTTGGATTCGCAGATGGAATGTTAAGCCGTGAAAACGGTGGAGCAGAAAGCACCAATGCGAATGAAAAGGAAACAGCAGAGGCGGTGATGTTTTCAAGCAGAGCCGTAAACAACGCTTTGCAGAACAAGATTACAGCCAAGTTCGGTAAGCAGAAACCGACTGTGGTGCAACAGTCAGAAATCCCTGCACCAGAAACCAATGAACGAAGTGTAGATGCTCTTATGGAGCGTCTCGACATTATCAAAAATCATATTTAGGAGGATTTAACCATGACTATTCAGGAGTTAAGAGAAAAACGCAATACAGCGTGGAATGCGGCAAAGGCATTTTTAGAATCACATCGTACCGATAAAGGTACACTTAATGCAGAAGATGATGCGGTTTATAACCGTATGGAAGATGAAATCAATGCATTAAGCAATGAAATCAGACGTTTGGAACGTCAGGAGCAGATGGAGGCGGAACTTAATAAGCCAGTAAACACACCTCTTACATCTAAGCCGGGTATGGCAAAGATGGACGGAGAAGAGAAAAAGACAGGCAAAGCATCCAATGAGTATAAGGACGCTATGCTTGCGGCATTACGTTCCAACTTTAAGCGTGTAAACAACGTATTACAGGAAGGTGTCGATACAGACGGTGGCTATTTAGTGCCGGAAGAATACGACAGCAGAATGATTGATGTACTTAAGGAAGAAAACATCATGAGAAGACTCGGTCACATCATTACCACAAGTGGCGAGCATAAAATCAATATCGCAGCAACCAAACCGGCGGCATCCTGGATTGAAGAGGGTGGCGCTTTAACTTTTGGTGATGCTACCTTCGCACAGATTCTTTTGGATGCACACAAACTTCATGTCGCTATCAAAGTAACAGAAGAACTTTTGTATGATAGTGCATTCAATCTTGAGAAGTACATCATCGAACAGTTCGGTAAGGCACTTGCAAACGCAGAAGAGGATGCATTCCTCAACGGTGACGGTGTTGGTAAGCCACTTGGTCTTTTCGCAGAAACAGGCGGTGGTACTGTAGCTGACACACTTACGGGTGCAATTAAGTCCGATGACATCATTGGTCTTGTGTATGCCCTTAAGCGTCCATACAGAAAGAACGCTTCCTTCATCATCAATGATAAGAACCTCGCAGTTCTTAGAAAGTTGAAGGACAACAACGGTGCGTACATTTGGCAGCCTTCATATCAGGCAGGAGAGCCTGACAGACTGTTAGGTTATGCGGTACACACATCTGCATATGCACCGGAAGATGCAATTGCATTTGGTGACTATAGCTACTACAACATCGGTGACAGAGGTTCCCGTTCTTTTGCAGAACTTCGTGAACTCTTTGCTGGTAACGGTATGATTGGCTATGTTGCAAAAGAGCGTGTGGATGGAAAGTTAATCCTTCCTGAAGCAGTGCAGATTTTGAAACTTAAGTCTGAATAAGACGGGAGGTGCAGACGGTGAGTGAACTGCTTGAAAAGGTAAAAACCAATTTGATATTGGAGCATTCCGAAGATGATACTCTTTTGGAGCAGTTCATAACTGCTGCGAAAGCCTATGCCGAAAGCTATCAGCATTTGGATGAAGGTTTCTATGCTAAAAATACAATGCCTGCCACAACGGAACAGGCGGTGATTATGCTTGCGAGCCATTTCTACGAAAGTAGGGATGGTTCGACAGGCGGTTTCTTTGCCGACAACGTACAGGCGGGACAGCAGGTGTGGAACACAGTCAACCTTCTTCTTCGGTTAGACCGAGAATGGAAGGTGTAGTATGAGTTTTGGAAAAATGACAGCCTTTATCGACATTGTGGAGAAACAACTCACAACGGACGATGAAGGCTTTTCTATTGAAAAAGATGTTGTCATCGCATCTGTCCGTGCTTACAGAGAGGGAAGACATGGAAGTGAGAAATGGGCAAACGTGGCAGTATTTTCTACGGCTACGGAGTTGTTCCGTTTCCGTGTGATTCCAAATGTGTCTGTAACGACGGACATGAAGATTGTCTGCGGTGATCAGGTGTTTGAGATTACATCCATTGAGAATGTAAAGGGCAGAGGGATGTATTTGGAGGCTCTTGTGCAGGAGGTGTCGGAAAGTGGCTAAGGTTTCATGGAAGATGCCGGATGACTTTCTGATGAAGGTATCTAGGCTCGGAGAAAAGACGGATGAAATTTTACCAAGAGTGCTTGAGGCAGGAGCGGAAGTAGTAGAGGCAAAGGTGCGTTCCAATTTGGAATCTGTGGTTGGTAAGGATACCAAGTATAAGTCCCGTAGCACAGGACAGCTACTGGATGCACTTGGAACATCCGCACCGTTACAGGATAAAAACGGAGATTTCAATATAAAAGTTGGTTTCTCTGAACCACGACCAGACGGAGAAAGTAATGCCATGCTTGCTTCCATCATTGAGTATGGAAAAAGCGGTCAGCCTGCAAAACCGTTCATGAAACCTGCGAAGAGTGCCGGTAAGACAGCCGCCATAAATGCTATGAAAGCAAAATTGGAAGAGGAGATTAAACGGGTATGAGTTTACTGTCAGAAATTAAACGTGTGGTTACATCCTGCGGTCTGCCTATGGAAACGGGTGTATTCAAAGGGAAAGCACCAAATGAGTATGTGGTGGTAACACCTATGGGTGATTCCTTAAAACTTCATGCGGATAACAGTCCGGGATATGAGGTGGAAGAGGCAAGGCTCTCACTTTATGTGAAAGGGAATTACACCACGCACAAAAAGAACCTCGTGAAAAAACTCCTTGATGGAGATTTCACGATAACGGATGGAAGATATATCGGCTGTGAAGCAGATACGGGCTTTCATCACTATGCCATTGATGTGGCAAAACATTATGAAATGGAGGAATGATTATGGCTACGATTGGTCTTGATAAATTATTTTATTCAAAAATCACAGAAGATGCAGACGGCAATGAAACCTATGCAACCCCTGTGTCTTTGGCAAAGGCTATGTCTGCGGAATTATCCGTGGAACTTGCAGAGGCTACGCTGTATGCCGATGATGGTGCTGCTGAAATTGTAAAAGAGTTCCAGAGTGGAACACTTACACTTGGTATTGATGATATCGGTGCGGCTGTAGCAGGTGACCTTACGGGAGCAACCATTGATAAGAACCATGTTCTGATTTCAACATCCGAAGATGGTGGCACACCAGTTGCGATTGGATTCCGTGCAAAGAAAGCAAACGGAAAGTACCGTTACTTCTGGTTATACCGCGTGAAGTTCGGTATTCCTGCGACAAACCTTACCACAAAGGGTGAGAGCATTGAGTTTTCAACCCCATCTATCGAAGGAACAGTTCTTCGTAGAAACAAGGTGGACGGTCTTGGTAAGCATCCTTGGAAAGCGGAAGTGTCCGAAGATGATACAGGCGTTAGTGCAACCGTTATCAAGAATTGGTATGACGATGTATATGAGCCTACCTATTCGACAACAGCTACAGAATAATTAGTGGAGGATATCGAAGATGGATGAAAGAACAGCAGTTGTAAATATTGGTGGTACTGAGTATGAAATGCTCCTTACCACCCGTGCAACAAAGGAAATAGCAGGACGTTACGGTGGTTTGGAAAATCTCGGAGAAAAACTTATGAAGTCGGAGAATTTCGAGATGGCTCTTGATGAGATTATCTGGCTCATTACACTTCTTTGTAATCAGCCTATCCTTATTCACAACCTTAAGAACCCGGATAATAAGAAACCAGAACTCACAGCAGATGAGGTGGAACTTCTTACTTCTCCAATGGAACTTACAGATTATAAGGATGCCATCATGGATGCGATGTACAAAGGTACAAAGCGTAACGTGGAAAGTGAATCAGAAGGAAAAAACACAGTAGCCGAGTAAGCGACGATGAGTTGTTTACCCGGCTTTTGTATTACGGCATCGGTCAGCTTCATCTGTCACAGGATGAGTTCTGGCTGATGCCTTTTGGTTTATTTATGGATTTATGGGAGTGCCACAAACAGTACAACGGCATCTCCAAACCAAAGCAGGAATTATCCATTGATGATGTAATTCCTTATGGAATTTAGCGGAAAGGAGGAAAAGACACATGGCTGATAATTTTGGTCTGAAGATTGGTGTCGAGGGTGAGAAAGAGTTTAAGAAAGCCCTCACGGAAATCAACCAGTCGTTTAAGGTATTAGGTTCGGAAATGAAACTGGTATCGGCACAATTCGACAAAAACGACAATTCGGTTGAGGCTTTGGCTGCAAGAAACAAGGTCTTAAACAAGGAAATTGATGCACAAAAGAGCAAGATTGAAACATTAAGGTCTGCCCTCCAGAACGCATCATCATCCTTTGGAGAAACAGACAGACGAACACAGAATTGGCAGATTCAGCTTAACAATGCAGAGGCAGCCCTCATTGCAATGGAAAAGGAACTCAAAGCCAATAATACGGCTCTTGAAACAGCGAATGCCAATTATGACGATGCGGAAGATGCCTTAAAGGACATGGACCGTAGGATGGATGAAGTTTCCGATTCAGCAGACGATATGGGTGATGAAATCAAGGAAGCCGGAGACGAGGCGGATAAGTCCGAAGATAAGTTTAAGGCTTTGGGAAGTACACTAAAGGGTATCGGTGTTGCAATGGGAACGGTAGTGGCGGCGGCTGGAGCGGCTGCCATTAGTCTTGGAAAAGAAGTAGTATCTGCGTATGCAGACTATGAACAGCTTGTCGGTGGTGTAGATACCTTGTTTAAGGAATCATCGGGTAAGTTACAGAACTACGCTGCCAACGCTTATAAAACTGCAAGTATGTCTGCAAATGATTATATGGAAACCGTCACAGGTTTCTCGGCAGCACTTATCCAGTCTCTTGGTGGAGATACAGAAAAGGCTGCTGATTATGCGGATATGGCAATCACGGATATGAGTGATAATGCCAATAAGATGGGTACGAGCATGGAATCCATCCAAAACGCATATCAGGGTTTTGCAAAGCAGAACTACACCATGCTTGATAACTTGAAATTAGGCTATGGTGGAACGAAGGAAGAAATGGCTCGACTACTTGCAGATGCACAGGCAATCAGCGGTATCGAGTATGATATTTCGTCCTATGCCGATGTGGTAGCAGCAATCCATGTGATTCAGGAAAACATGGGAATTGCCGGAGCAACAGCAGCAGAAGCCGAGAACACGATTTCTGGTTCCATTAGTTCCATGCAGGCTGCGTTGCAGAATTTGGTGGTAGGTTTCGGAAATGCTGATGCAGACATGACGATGCTCTGTAATAACGTGGTAGATGCGTTCCAAGATGTGGTGCGAAACATCACTCCTGTTATAGAGAATATTGTGTCGGCACTTCCAACAGTAACAGGAGCATTGCTTGAGGCTTTTGCACAGTTACTTCCTACCTTGCTTTCGACAGTAACAGACCTGTTTTCGCAGGTGTTAAATACATTATTACAGTTGATTCCGACTCTGATTCCGGCGGCGGTAGAGGCAGTCATTACCATTGTGAATGCAATTATAGAAAATCTGCCTTTGCTTATTAACGCAGCCATTCAGATGATTTCGACATTGGTACAGGGAATTGGCGAGGCTTTGCCTACCTTGATTCCTGCCGCAGTACAGGCACTTGTAACAATCGTGCAGAGTTTGATTGATAATTTGCCAATGCTCCTTGATGCAGCCTTACAGCTTGTGATGGGTCTAGCACAGGGCATTATTGATGCAATCCCGGTACTGCTTGAAGCGTTACCACAGATAATTACATCCATTGTGGAATTTATCGTTGCAGCAATCCCGCAGATTATTGAGGCAGGCATACAGCTTTTATCAGCACTCGTTACGGCATTGCCACAAATTATTACAACCATTGTAACTGTGATTCCACAGATTATTGATGGAATTATCACAGCGGTCATTGAGGCAATTCCACTTATTATCGATGCCGGAATTAAACTGTTGATTTCTTTGGTAGAGAGCCTTCCAACGATTATTACAACGATTGTGGATGCGATTCCAAAGATTATCAGTAGCATAGTAAATGCTCTGATTGGAAACATTGACAAGATTATTATGGCAGGTGTTCAGCTTTTGGTGGCTTTAATTAAGAACCTGCCACAGATTATTGTTGCAATCGTAAAGGCTGTACCACAGATTATTTCTGCGATTGTAAAAGGTTTTGCAGGCGGTGTGTCACAGATGGCTACCATTGGTCTTAACCTTATCAAGGGTATCTGGAATGGTATCGGAGATGCTGCATCATGGCTTTGGGGCAAGGTTAGTGGTTTCTGTTCCAACCTCATGGGCAAGATTAAGGATTTCTTTGGCATCCATTCTCCATCACGAGAGATGGCTTGGGTCGGAGAAATGCTTACGGAAGGTTTGGCAGGAGGTATCGGAGATACAGCCAAATCTGCGATTACAGCGGCAGAAGATATGAATGCAGGCATTATGGACGTAATGAACGGACTGGCAGGGGATATGAAGTCTGCTGTTCCTACGAATTTTAATCTTGATGCCAATGCAACGGTAGCTTCGGTTGCAAGTGGAATGAACGGTGTAAGTGGTGGGGCATCTTATGGCTCACTCATTTCCATTTCACAGATGATAGTCAGAAGTGAAGAGGATATCCGTAAAATTTCACAGGAATTATATAACTTGATTCAGACAGGCTCCCGTGCCCAGGGACGTTTTTCTACAGCATAGGAGGTGGTTGTGTGGGATTTACATTTAATAGTGTTGCATCAAAAAGCATGGGCATAAAGGCAAGGCTGACATCATGGCAGGTAAGTGGTCAGCTTAGAAACTACACAACCACAGTTCCGGGCAAATACGGTGTGGCGGATTTTGGTGCTGACCTTGATGCAAGGGAAATTCGAGTGGAGTGTGGTATTCTTCCAAAGAAATCCTTTGGAGAGTTAATCCTTGCACTTGATGATATTGCACTATGGCTTGACCCGACAAATGGGTTAGGCGAGTTGATTTTGGACGATGTTCCAGACCGATACTTTATGGCAAGAATTGATGAAAAGGTGGATTGTGAAAGATTGCTCCGTTCTGCGGGGCAATTTTCTTTGAAGTTCTTTTGTCCAGATCCATTTGGATATGCCATCCATGATGAGACCTTCCGTATTGATGCAGAAGGCACACACGGAATCAGAAGGGAAAAAGGCAATGTGGATTCTAATCCAATTTACCGAATCAAAGGTGTTCTTGAGCCGAGTGCAAGCAATTATATCAGTATTACCACAAACGGACAGGAACTTAAGGTTGTAAATGCCACGCTTTCCGAGGGAGAAACGCTTGTTGTTGATACGGATAGGCTTACAGCTTATGTGGAGGATGAGGATGGTGTGATTGTAAGAAATGGACTTCCATATTTGCAGGAACTAAACTTCCCATCCCTTTTTGTTGGAAACAATAGCATTTCTGTTTCTGTAAAGAACGGAACATTTACAAGCCTTGATATTCAGGCAAAGAGCAGATGGAGGTAGGAAATGTCACTTAAAATGATTTTGAATAAGCAGTCTGATTTTACAGGCGAGTTTCCATCTGAATATGCCAAGGGTGGTGTATGGCGTTTTAATGAAGTTGCACCAGACAGCAATACGGAACTTGCCGATTCATCCGGCATGGGAAGAAATGCTTTTATAAATAAGTGGTCGGGGACTACGGCATCACTTCGAGCAGGTATCTTTGGTAATTACTTTAGGATGAATATAAACAACCCATCCACGGAGCAGACGTACCTTAAGGTGACAAACGATGGTTCCCTTTTTGCTAATATTGGAAAGAGAATCATCTGTGGCGGGTGGATGCAGCCGACAACGTATTCCATCGGCAACACTTATACACCAATCCTTAATACACGTTATGGTCCGGGGAATCCGATTTTTTACCTTTCCCTGATTCGAGGAAAGCCACGACTTATGCTTTATGATTCATCCGGGACATTGATTTTGGATAAATCGGTGTCACCGACCATTTCGTTTACAAACGGGAAGTGGTATTTCTTTGCATCAGTGATTGAACCAGACAGCAAAAAAGCATGGATTATTGTTGGAGAAAAAGACACAGGGAATGCGTGGGTTTCAGAAGCGTTATCCATGACAGGAGAGTTGAACAGAACCTGCACAGCAGACCTTATTTGGGGAATGCACTCCATGTCATATTGGTATGCGGGCGGTTTTGATGATTGGTTTTTGGACTGTGATTCCGAACTTACTGCTGATGATTTGGTCGATTACTTTAAGTCGGCTTGTTTAGCAAATGGTGGAGATACAGCAGGGCTGATTGATGCCACGAGCGTTCCGGGAGTGGTTATCCTTCGTGCAGTAAGTGGTGTATATCCAACGGAAGCTGTCTTTACCTCTGCTGCAGCAAAGTGCAATCTTTCCGGCACAGGAAAGGTATCTGTCACAAGTGAGTATGTGGTTGGCACAACCTCAGTTTCTAACATTGAAACATCCACGAGTGATGATATGACGGAGTGGAGTGATTGGGTCGGTATTTCGTCCGATGGGAAACTACAGTCCCCTAACAGAGAGTTCATCCGATTTCGTATGACACTTTCGACTACGGATACTTCCAAAACACCAAAGGTAGTGGATATCAGACTTTATGATATTCCGAAAGCACCTTATGGAAAGATTGGATATGCCCGTCCTGTGGTGTTGGATGAAAACGGAGCGTGGGAATCCATCCTAGAAAATGCCTATGACATTATTGTTACGGGAGAAATCAATGGAGAAGATACGCTTACATTTAAAATTCCATATAGGGATGCGAAACGCAGCTTTATTGACAGCGAGAAGAAAATACAGATTGTAGATGATGTCTATAAGGTCAGAACCCTTACGGACACAAAGGCTGCCGATGGCTCAACCGTTACGGAAGTGTATGCAGAGGCAGAATTTTATGATTTGACTTTCTCCGCAAGAAAAGAGGAGAAGTCCTTTGATGCAGAACTCCCGGAAGTAGCAATGCAGTATGCTCTTGCCGATACGGAATGGAGCGTTGGAACGGTTACGGTGCGAACCAAGAGAACGTGGACGAGTAAAGAGAAAAATGCTCTGTCCATACTTCGTAATGTGGCAGATTTGCATGGCGGAGATTTGGTGTTTGACTGTCCGAACCGACTGGTACATCTTCTGACTGTAAACGGAAAGGACAGCGGAGCCTTGTTTGCTTACAAAAAGAATATGAAGAGCATTAAGCGAGTGGTGGATACCAGAAGTCTTGTGACAAGGCTGTATGCGGTGGGTGCAGATGGACTTACCTTTGCAGATATTAACGGTGGCAAGCCGTATGTGGAAGATTTCACTTTCACAAAGGATATCCGAATTACCACACTTGATTGCTCATCATTTACAAATCCGTACCAGATGCTTGAGTACACCAATATGCGACTGGCTGAATACTGCAAACCTTCCGTTTCTTATGTGCTTAATGCGATGGATTTATCGGTGCTGACAGGCTATGAGCATGAGGCATGGGAACTTGGTGACTATGTACGGGTGGAAGATAGGGAGTTGGGTCTTTCTATTACCACACGAATTATCCGTAGGGAATATAACTTACAGGAGCCTTGGAACACAGTTCTTGAGTTATCGACTACCTTAAAGAACTTAGGCTCGTCAGCAACGCAATGGGATACGGTAGCAGATACGCTTGAAGGAACAAGCATGGTAACAAACGATGACATTCGTGAAATGGTGCCTTTTAATCTGCTGCGTAATTCAAGAGCCGATGACGGACTGGCATATTGGGTTAGTTCCGGCTTTGAAGCTGACGGAGAGAATGGTGCAAGCGGTACGGCATCTTTTAAGGCGGAAGGTGTAAGTGGAATGACAAAGAGCCTGTCGCAGACCGTATATCCTGCGAACCGTTCCAGTTATACGCTGTCAGCACAGATTGGTTCTGAAAACCTAAAGAAACTGTCGGATTCCTCGCAGGTAGGGATTGAGGTTGTCATTGAATATGAGGACGGAACGACAGAAACAAGATTTATTGATTTGTATTGATGGAGGTGTAGCATGGCATATTTTTCAACAACATCTGCTAGGGTCACACCGAAAAATTATGGAGAACGAATCAAATCCATAACAGTAAGGGTCTGTATGACAAACTGTTCAGGCACTTTGTATGTTACGGATTTACTGTTACAGGGTGGCTCGGTAGCAACGGGATGGATAGGACATCCGTGTGAGATTAAGTGGTCGTTAGATGGGTAATGTTGCATTTATCCGACTGGCAGAGGTCATCAACAAAAAACAAGATAAGCGTGTTGTGAGCGTGTCGGTAAGTCCTATCATTTCCGATTGCTCCGGCACGATTTATTTTACAGACCTTCAGTTACAGGAAGGTTCGGCACTTACGGGTTATGCTCCTCATACAGAGAAGATGCTTGCAAAAAGCCAAGAAGAGCCAGTCTGGTTTAACGGTGTGGTTCGTTCAAAGGAAACAGTAATCGTATGTAACCTTGGCGGCACATCGGCAGGGTTGGATATTGGTGTATATCCAAAGTCAGATATGGCATCTAATTCCATAGAACTGGCACAAGGTGTCGGAGGTCAGAAAGTAAGGTTCCCATCTGCGATGCAAGCTGGGGATGAGATACAGTTATTGGCATCCACGAGGGAGTGCCTTAAAAATGGAGTGCTGGAGAAGAAAGAAGGCTTTTATCAATATAGTGCCGCGTGGGATTCCAAGCACATCGTAAAGGTGGAGAAAGGGAAGTCGGCAAGGGTGCTGTTTCAGTTGCAGGAGATGAACGATGGAGGTGAGCGGTTCTAATGAATACACTTGAAGGAAGAGAAGTCATGGTGTGGACGTTCATGGGAAATACCAGAATGTATCAAGCATTAAGAGATTATGGAGACCGAATCAGTCAGATAGGTCTCTTTTCTTTTAAGGTAAGAGCAACGGGCGAGATTTACGAATCCGGGGTTGCCATTTCAAATATGCTTACTTACATCAACAAGTGGCCTCATATCAAGTGGCTGCTTACCGTGGCAAACGATGGTAGCAATAGTATTTTTAAGGCACTTCGAGATAATACGAATGGTGCGCAGGATATGTTTTTATCGGAACTTGTGAGAATTATGGAAAAGTATCCGTGGTGTGACGGAGTGGATATCGACCTTGAAAAGGGGGATGGTTATTCTACCCATGAGGCATCCACGCAGATGTTTGCCAATATTTACAACACAGTAAAAGGATATGATTCATCCAAGAAAATGAATATCTGTCTGCCGGGTATGACATCTGTGAATGGTTCGGTAGGTGGAGAAAACTGGTGCGTGTATGCAGATTTGGATAAATACTGCGATACAGCTTCCATCATGAGTTATGGTATGGCGTGGGCAGGTTCTGCTCCGGGACCCGTATCTCCGAGAAGTTGGCTTGAGGGGATTTACGATTATGCCTCTAAGGTTATGAATCCAAAGAAAGTATTTCTCGGAATGCCGACCTATGGATGGAACTGGCAGATATATGATACACCCGCTAATATCGGTAAGACATACAGAGGAACTTCCAACACTTATTATGCTGCACAGAACTGGATGAAAGGGTTGTATAACTTCACGGGAGATGCACCGCCACAGCCTTTTATTCCGATTCTGTCTTATTGGGATGATGATAATAAAGTGCCTTGGGCGTTGCCACAGGTGTATGACTACATGGAAGGACAGGATGCAGTTTCCCGTTCACAGCCACAGATTGCAAGTTCATACAACGGAAGAAAATATCTGACAGCCTATAGCAAAGAGCAGAAGGCAGAGTTTGGAACAATCTATGTTGATAGGGGTGGTGGTACTCCAGATGATTATGCTGGAGTTGTTTCGGTGTCAGATAGTATGATTTCTTTAGGAGATGAAGGAAGTGCAACGTACAACTTTACGGTTGCAACGTCTGGAACATATGACATTGCCGTAAGGCTTTGTTACCCGTTTTGGGATAAGAATGCCGTGTATGTAAGCATTGATGGAAGAACGGTGCATTACTCGGAAAACAGACTGTGGTGGCCGTATTGGAGAACTACTTTCTGGACAACGCTTGTTAAGGGCATGAGCCTTTCTGCCGGAACACATACGATTGAGGTGTCGGTGGATGTAAAGGGTGTGCAGTTTTATGGTTTCCGTGTCTGTTCATCATTCAATGAGTATCCATCGGCAGGGGATGCAACCTATGTGGTTGCTCCGAGACAGTTTAAGGATGTAGACGGCAATATGGTTGGTCCCGATAAAGGGTTTAAGCTGACACTTGAAATGCTAAGAAGAAAGCCGGACTCGGCACTTGTGTGGTATGAGGATTTCAGAGACTACGGTGTGCTTGAGACAGGCTTTTGGAAAACAGACAGCGGTAAGTGGAGTATATGGAGAGCCGAGGAATATTCCACGGAACGAATCTACTCACAGCTTGAAGGATATGGAGACCTTATGTGGGATTATACAGGCTTTAAGGATATACACATCCGTGCCAGATTAGGGTTTCCGAAGAATGGTAGCGGCAGAGCAGGTGTATTTTGTGGCAATCTATTCTGCTGTCTCAATATCTCTAATCAGGCAGTAGAACTTTATAATGGCTCTACATTGATTGGAAGTTATAAGACAGAGATTACAAGAAATACGGACGGGTCGCTTAGAACGGATCCAAGCGTTTACACCGTGGAAATGCGAATCAGAAATGGGAAGGTAAGGGTTTATTCCGGCTCTTCCTATACTTTGCGATTTACGGCAAACGTGAGCGGTTTTGCGGGCGGATATGCCGGGTATCGTTCTGATAACACGACCATTTGCGAACTTCTCCGTTTGGGGGATGCGTGGACTTATGAGCCGTATGAACGCTTTGATGTCGTAATGCCGGATGGGAAGACATCATCATTTGGCAGAATTTCAAGAACGAACTGCGTATGGGATGATGAATTTCAAGTGTTTACGCTTACAAGTGATGTGGAAGAATCGGCTACACGAAGTGAAGAAATATCGCTTGAATATGATTTTTACCATTCACATACGATGGAGTCGTTATCCTGTGGCAATGATTACACAGTCAAAATTGTCCCCAAGGATATCAATATATGGATTTCAAGACTATTCCTCGGTGATGCAGATGGCTTTTCCATTCTGTATTACCAAGATGTGGACAGTCTTGTGTACTGGATAAACCAAGCTGCATATCGGTGGAAACTGCGGGGGACTTGTATGTGGTCACTCGGACAGGAAGATATGAGGCTATGGGAATGGTTACCAAAACAGATATAGGAAATTAGCAATTACTCAGACGGGTAGTTGCTTTTTTTATACAAAAAATTAAGGAGGGAAAGCCATGAGAACATTTTGGAATGGAATTCAGGCAGTATTTACGGTCATCGGAGGATGGCTCGGCTACTTTTTAGGAGGATGTGATGGTCTTTTGATTGCTCTCATCATGTTTGTGGTTGCGGATTATGTGACTGGGGTGATGTGTGCGATTGCTGACAAAACACTCTCTAGCGAAGTTGGTTTCAGAGGTATCTGCCGTAAGGTGTTGATATTCATCCTTGTTGGAATATCAAACATTCTGGATGTACAGGTGATTGGAACCGGCAGCGTGTTAAGAACAGCGGTTATTTTCTTTTACCTTTCTAACGAAGGGGTATCATTTTTGGAAAATGCCGGACGTTTGGGTCTGCCGATTCCTGAAAAACTGAAACTTGTATTGAAGCAGTTGCATGAAGATGCAGAAAGCGAGGATTAGTATGAAGTTAATTGAATCTATTATGACAAACAATCCCTGTTATAAAGCAGGGAAGAAGATTACCGTGCAAGGGCTGATGCTTCATTCGGTTGGGTGTTCCCAACCGAAGGCATTAGCCTTTATTAATTCGTGGAACAAGTCTTCTTATGATAGAGCCTGTGTTCACGCATTTATTGATGGTAACGATGCAACGGTGTATCAGACACTTCCTTGGAATCACAGAGGATGGCATGGTGGTGGCTCAAGTAATAATACCCATATCGGTGTAGAAATGTGTGAGCCAGCCTGCATTAAGTACACGGGTGGTTCGTCTTTTACCTGCTCCAATTTAGAAGAGGCAAAAGCTGTAGCCAAAAGAACCTATGAGGCGGCGGTGGAGTTATTTGCTATGCTTTGTACAGAGTATGATTTAGACCCGACAGCAGATGGGGTTATCATCAGCCACAGAGAGGGTCATGCCCGTGGAGTGGCAAGTAACCACGGAGACCCAGAACATTTGTGGACTCAGCTTGGTATGGGTTACACAATGGACGGATTCCGTAAGGATGTAAAGGCGGCAATGGTTGTTGAGGACACAACTTCCTATACGAAGATTATAGGAACAGCAGTTGTAACAGCAGAGCAGATGACAGCCTACATTAAGGCAAAGAACCCATCTGTGGCACAGCCTGTAATCGACATGATTCCTCTTTATTTATCAGAGGGACAGACAGAAGGTGTAAGGGGTGATATTGCTTTTGCACAGTCTTGTCTTGAGACGGGAAATTTCAAGTTTGAGAATACAGCGGTAACACTTGCTCAAAATAACTTCTGTGGAATGGGAGTTACTTCTAAAGGTAAAACGGGAAATTCCTTTGATACGGCACAACTTGGTATCAGGGCACAGGTGCAGCACTTAAAGGCTTACGCTTGTGAAGATGCACTTGTAAATGCCTGCATTGACCCACGTTTTAAGTATGTGGCTAGAGGTAGTGCTGAATATGTGGAATGGCTCGGACAGAAGGAAAATCCGAATGGAAAAGGCTGGGCAACTGGAAAAGGATATGGTGAGAAAATCCTTACAATCCTTAATGCCATTATTGGTACTAAGGTTGAAAAGCCTGTAGAAGAAAAGAAGGTATGGTATCGTGTGCGTAAGACATGGGCGGATGCAGCATCACAAAAAGGTGCATACCATAACTTGGAATATGCAAAGAAATGTGCTGATGAGAACAAGGGTTATTCCGTGTTTGATGAATCAGGAAACGTGTTGTATTCTAACACGGCATTTGAGCCGTACATGGTAAGGGTAAGTATTTCTGACCTTAATATCCGTAAAGGTCCGGGTACGAACTATGCCAGAACGAAGTACATTCCAAAGGGTGCTTACACGATTGTGGAAGAAGCTGATGGAAAGGGTGCAACCAAATGGGGAAAACTTAAGTCCGGGGCAGGATGGATTTCCCTCGATTTTGTAAAAAGAATATAGTAGTGCAGTTAGCCTGTGGATTCCGTTTGGGGTCTGCAGGCTAATTTTTTTTGCTCAAAAAGGGGAAAAATGGTCGTTTCAGTTACATAGCCACCAGAAGGAGAAAAATAAATCCGTTCAAAACCGATTTTCGTGACCCAAGGATAGTGAAGGGAAAACTTCGTAACGATGGCACGTTCCTTCAATAACGTATGGAGGTGTGGCTATGACAGACGCACAGAGAATTCAAATAGGAAATTTAAGAGAGGCAGGACTTGGATATAAGAAAATCGCAGAGCAGATGGGACTGTCGGAGAATACCGTCAAAACATACTGTCGCAGACACGGACTTGGCGGGAATATGGCACAGCAGGGAGAGGCAATGAAAGATGTGTGCCTTTGTTGTGGAAAGCCTGTGAAACAGAATCCCGGAAGAAAGCAAAAGAAGTTCTGTTCGGATAAATGCAGGAACAAGTGGTGGAACGCCAACCTTGATAAGGTTAATCGAAAAGCCATGTACGACTATGAATGTTCCTACTGCAAAAAGCCGTTTAGTGCCTATGGCAATGCGAATCGTAAATATTGCAGCCACGATTGTTATGTGGCAGATAGGTTTGGAGGTGGATTGCATGACTAAGGAACAATTTAGAAATGAAAAGATGTACCTTGCCACGATGAACCTTGCTAAAAACCTGCTAAATCAAGGTGTTATCTCGGAAGAACAGTACGATGAAATCGATACAATTTTTACCAGAAAATACGCCCCATCTTTGTCTACATTATTTACCAAAATCAACTTGATATAAGTTTGTATCTACGGGAATATGTGACACTGACAAGGAGGGATACAATGGCAAGAATCAGAAGAATTGAGCCAAGAACTACATTGCTTAAGCAGAAGAAAAGAGTAGCTGCTTACGCACGAGTTTCAAGAGACTCGGAAAAATTATTACATTCTTTATCCGCGCAGGTCAGTTACTACAGTTCCCTTATACAGAAGAATCCTGATTGGGAATATGCAGGGGTATACGCAGATGAGGGTATCACGGGAACGATTGCAGAGAAAAGAGACCGTTTCCAAGACCTTATAGATGATTGCGATGCCGGGTTGATTGACTTGGTGCTTGTAAAGTCCATCAGCCGATTTGCAAGAAATACGGTAGACCTGCTGAAAACAGTAAGACACCTAAAGGATATCGGTGTTGAGGTTTATTTTGAAAGAGAAAAAATCAGTTCTTTATCGGGTGATGGAGAATTGATGATGACACTTTTGGCTTCCTTTGCACAGGAAGAAAGCCGTTCCATGAGTGAGAATATCCGTTGGGCATACCAAAAGATGTACCAAAGCGGAAAGCCTCACTACCATTTCAGAATTTTAGGATATGACTGGATTGGGGACACATTGGTAATTAACGAAGAAGAGGCAAAGGTGGTCAGACGAATTTATGATGAGTACCTTGCAGGAGAGAAGCTAGAGGATATCGCAGACAGATTGTTTGAAGATGGGTATTTATCCATCAATAACAAGAAAATCGTACCTCCGCAGCTCCACAAGATTTTAACGAATGTTACCTACACAGGCAATTTGCTGTGTCAGAAAACCTTTGTTGTGGATCCAATTTCCAAGGCTTCAAAAAAGAACCGAGGGGAATTGCCACAGTATTACATTGAAAATTTCCACGAGCCAATCATTGATATGGAAACATTCGAGGCGGTCAAAGTAGAAATGGAACGCCGCCACATCTTCTTTGGGGAATGGAGAAACAACAGCAATTACGGGCATTACGCATTGTCCGGCAAAATCAAGTGTGGCTGTTGTGGAAACAGCTTCAATCGTGCGATGCGAAAAGAGAATAAAGGAGGCAAACGAACGGTTTACTGGACTTGCCGTACCATAAGACAGCACAAGGGAAACTGCACAAATTCCTATTCGCTTCCAATGTCGGAGCTTTCCAAGATACTGAAGGAACTGCTTGATATGGAAACGTGGGATGAGCAGGTGATTGCTGACAATATTGAAAAAATCATAGTGCCGGAATACGGCAGACTACTGATTTACAAAAAAGACGGGGAAGAAGTGGAGCGTTCATGGGTTTCCAACGCACGAAAAGAGAGCTGGGACGATGCCAGAAGACAGAATCAGATTCAACGAATGCACGAGTTCCACGCAAGTAAGACAGTTTTTGGTGACATGATTTTGTGCGGATGTTGCGGAGAACCTATCAGAAAATACACAGAAAAATATAAGGGTGTAATGACAAACTACTGGAAATGCATCAAAAAACAGGACGGTTGTAAGCAATGGGGCATCCGAGAGGATTTCCTTACAAATATGATTTCAGAAGTCCTTGGATTTGAGGAGTTTGATATAGAACGACTAAAGGCTACGGTGGAGAGTATGACGCTTGGTGCGAATCACAGATTCTCCATTGTTACAAAGGACGGAAGAACAATAAATTTGAAGATTGGAGGTAGATGCTGTGGCTACAGTTACGAAGATACCAGCAACGCTGAACAGACAGCAACGCAGACTCGTAGAAAGACACAGAAAACGAGTTGCTGCATACGCCCGTGTTTCAACGGACAATGAAGAACAGGAAACAAGTTTTGATGCACAGGTGGATTACTACACTCATTATATTAAGGGGAGAGAAGATTGGGAATTTGTAAAGGTGTATACGGACGAGGGTATCACGGCCACGAACACGAAAAAGCGTGATGGCTTTAATGATATGATTGCCGATGCACTTGCAGGGAAAATAGACCTTATTGTGACAAAGTCCATCAGTCGATTTGCAAGAAATACGGTAGATTCCCTTGTGACGGTAAGAAAGTTGAAGGAAAAGGGCGTGGAGATTTACTTCGAGAAGGAGAATATTTGGACGCTCGATGCCAAGGGAGAGGTGTTAATTACCATCATGAGTTCCTTGGCACAGGAAGAAAGCCGAAGCATATCAGAAAACGTGACGTGGGGGCATCGCAAACGCTTTTCAGACGGACAATGCAGCGTGAATTACAGTTGGTTCCTTGGCTACGATAAAGGTCCAAACGGGGAATTTATTATTAATCCGGAACAGGCAGAAACAGTAAAACTGATTTACAGACTGTTTTTAAGCGGGCTTACACCTCATGCCATTTGTAAAGAACTGATGAAACGAAGAATAAAAAGCCCCGGCGGTAAGGAACGATGGTGGCAGGGAACGGTTGAGAGTATTCTTACGAATGAGAAGTATAAAGGGGATGCCCTTTTGCAGAAGTATTATACAAAGGACTATTTAACCCACAAGCAGGTTAAGAACACGGGAGAAATACCTCAGTATTATGTGGAAGACCATCACGAGGCAATCATCGATGCAGAAACCTTTGACAGAGTGCAGGTTGAAATGGCAAAACGCAAAAAGGCGGGTAAGACCTACAGCGGAGTAGGGATTTTTGCATCAAAAATAAAGTGTGGAGACTGTGGTGGGTGGTACGGTTCCAAGGTATGGCACTCAAACAGCAAATACCGAAGGGTTGTCTACCAATGCAACCGTAAGTTCAAAAATGAGAAGAAGTGCAGCACACCGCATTTGACTGAGGAAGAAATCAAGGGTGCTTTCCTAAAGGCAGTAAATATTGCCATTTCGGAAAAGGAAGAACTTATCGAGAACGCACGGGTTATGATGGAGTTGGTGTGTGACACCACAGAACTTCAAACTCAAGAGCAGAGCCTGCTTGTGGATATGGATATCCTACTTGACCAGATAGAAAGGCTTGTAATGGAAAACTCGCAAGTGGCTATGAACCAAGATGAGTACCAAAGAAGATACGCTGAATTGGAAGGTAGATACAATGCCGCACAAAGTGAGTATGATTCGGTGTTAGAGCATTTGGGAGAGGTGCAAAAGCAGAAAGAACGTTTTAAGGATTTCATGGATACGTTGGAGAGCATGGAAGATACGGTAGAAGAATTCAACGAAGGAATGTGGGTTGGCTTGTTGGATTTCATCACGGTCTACAGTAAAGAAGACATCCGTGTTACCTTTAAGGATGGAACAGAAATAACCCCATAAGAGTAGTACGCAGCCGGCTGGAGAAATTCAGTCGGCTTTATTTTGGTTTACATAATAATATTTTGGTGTTAATATAATGAAAATTATTTGTGCCACGGGGGAGCGTAAAATGGCTAAATTAAAGAAAACGATTGCTAAAAATATAGCACCAGAAGAATTTGACGATTTTGTAAATGAATACTTGGAGCAGTTGAAAACTGAGAATGATATTAAGCTCTTCGAAAGACGGTTCGGAAATTACTATTATATGAATCAAAGATTGGTGCATGAAATTAGTTATGAAAAGGGTAAAGTGATTGATGAAACGTATGCGGAGTGGTCAGTCGAAGAGAAAAACTTTGTTATGAACGTGTTGTGCGATGATTTTATCTAGGATGTAAAATAAGATATGAGTAACGGGATTAGTGTGATATAATATACCTTGTACGAATTTATGATATGGTGGAGGTTATTATGAAAGAGGCAGAAGTAAGTCTTTGTGTTGCACTTTATTATATTAAGAATCAGCTCACCAATGAAGATGTGAAAGTTTCCTTGGACGGTGCCCATGTAAAAATCAAGGATACAGTCTATTTTGATATTTATGGATTTTTGAGTAAGAACCTGTGCCGTAAAGTGGATGGTACTATAGATAGCTGGCAAGGAACGTATGAGGTGGAAGGATATAAGCCGAAGCTGATTATTTCATCTACGCCAGGCATTGGAGACGTGAATATAGTTTCCCTAGATGCCAAACACATATATGTTGAAAGCAAGAAGGGTAAAGATAAAAATCGTAGTAATTCCGAGTACCCACTTATGAGAGAGGCAATTGGTCAGTTAATGACTGGCTGCCAATTAGATGAACAATTGATTCCGGTAGTTGCAGTACCATATTCGGAAAAGAGCCACGAACTGGCTCATCGTTGGTCACAGCTTAAGCAGATTCAAATGGTGGGGATTAAGTTTATGCTTGTACACGATGATGGAACGATAGAGCATATTTAAAGTTAATAATTATGATAGTATTTCATGAGCCGATTGGTGATTAAACCAATCGGCTTTTAATATAGAAGAAACACAGAATAGGGTATGTCGTACACTTTTTGACATAAACTAATTAATATAATAAGAAGAAACAGGGTGTTCAAAGGAAAAATAGGGGGTTCAAAAGGGGTGTTCATCGTTTATTTGTATTAAAATACTGAGGGTACAGGAAGCCAGAGAACGCGTACGCAACGCGATTTTAAACAGTGGATTATGTATCCCACCGAAGAGAATTACTATTAATCTTGCACCGGCAGATTTACCGAAAAGTGGTGCCGGTTTTGATGTGGCAATTGCGGTGGCGCTGCTCGTATGTTTTGGAATCATAACAAAAGAATCAATTGAAAATACGATGTTTTTTGGTGAGCTTGGATTAGATGGCAGTGTACAAAAAATCAAAGGTATTTTGCCGATGGCAGTGTACGGAATAGAGCGAGGAATTCGAACTTGCTTTGTACCCGCAGAGAATGAGGAGGAAGCAAGATTAGTAAACGGATTAAAAGTAGCAGCCGTAGCGACCTTTGATGAGTTGCTTGCATATATCAGAAAACCGGAACAGATACCGGAGGAAAACGGTTGCAAAGAAGTCGCAACATCAAAGCCGGAAGTAGATTTCGCAGATATTCGCGGGCAAAGTTTTATGAAGCGAGCCGCAGAAATTGCAGTTGCCGGCGGGCATAATTTGTTTCTTGTGGGAAGTCCCGGTACCGGTAAAAGCATGACGGCAAAACGGATTATCACGATTTTTCCGGATTTGACGGAGGAAGAGAGTCTGGAAATTACGAAAATTTATAGTATTGCCGGATGTTTGGAGGGAAAAACGATGATGCGAAAACGTCCGTTTCGGGCGCCGCATCACACGGTAACGATAAAAGGTATGACCGGCGGTGGACGCATTCCAAAACCCGGGGAAATTACGCTGGCACAAAA